GACAGGATGGCACGGATAGCGTTGGCACTCTCTTGAGCAGATAAGTTGGTTACCTCTGCCATTGTAGCAATAAGTCCGTTTAGTGCGTCTACGCCGACCCCCGCGCTGTCGGCAGCGGCGGCGGCGGTAGCGAATGCTTGGCCAAGGTCTAGTAGGCTGGTATGGGCCACCTTAGATACAGCAACCCACTTGTTGAGTAGCGCGTCACCTTCTGATAGTGGCATGCCCAATTGTCTCAACGAGCTGACTAGAATGTCCATGGCCTTAGCCATATCTAGTCCAGACAGTTTTGCATATGAGGCTGTATCACTTAGCAATGCCAAAGCCACCGCTGTTCTGTCGGCACCAGTTTCACCACCGGCAGCGCGCATGGCTGAGGTCATAGTTTGTATGGAGGCTTTGAGGTCGGTGCCAGTTTCCCTAGCTATCTCGGCCACACTCTCAAAGTAAGCGGACATCTTCTCGGTGGATTCACCAGTAGTAATAGCCAGGTCTGCCATTACGTCCTGTAGTTCCACCATGTCGGTGCCCATCTGTTGCACCTTACCCCAGGCAGCATACACCGTGCCTACGGCAACCGCCCATCTCAATACCTTGGAGATGTTGTTGGCAATCATGGCATCGAATGTCTTGAATCTATTTGAGGAGTCTCCGATTAGTCTGCCCCACTTATCCAGGTGGAAGGTGGCTGTCCTTACCGCTTCTCCTGCCTCGCCGGTCTTGAAAGCGAATCTACCTACCCCGGTCACTGCATCTATTTGGGCACTGTTCAGGTCGTCCATGCTAAGGCCCATCTTATTGATGTGTCTATCGAACTCGTTGAACCTGCCACCCAGTCTGGTCTGTAGGTCCTCGACCAACCTGGATGGAGCCATTGTCTGTCCGGTAGAAGCCGACGCCCTTCCTTGGGCGTCCCTAACGAATGTGACTTCATCCCCGACCTTTCTCAGCAATTGCGCTTGGAACGAGTATGCCGCATTAGTTGCATCCAGTTCGGTCTTTACGTTACCAAGGGTGAACCCCATGGATTCGTATTTAGCGGCTAAGTTGTCCAGCCCTGTGTCCAATGCAAGCAGCAGCCTAGCCTCATCCTCTAGTAGTCTATTCAACCCCTCTTGACTACCAGTGGCCTTAACATTCATCATCTTGTCCGGGTCACCGGCTTGTACCTGTGGGTAGAATGGTATACCACCCTGTTGCTGTCTCTGGTGGATGGCACGCACGTCCATGGCAGCATTACGTACTTCGGTGCTGACCATCCTCCAGCTTCTACCATACTGCTCAACTAGTCTGAGTAGGATGTGTACATCGTCAACCATTTGTCTGGTTGGTGATGTACCAGCAGAAGTAGACCTCTGGAACAGAGTGTCCAGGGCGGTGCGTAGCTCAACTAATTCTGGTGTTGTCTTTCCAGAGATTTGTGCGAGTTCCTTCAATTGGTTAATAGTTTCTCGCAGTCTCTCACCTGCTGCACTAATTGCCATATTATTCCTCTATATCTGTTATGATAATATCTATTCCAGTACTTCCCCCACTATCTCTACCGAACACATTGTCGAACCACCTGTTTAATTCTTTTGGTTTATCCCAAATGCTCTCCGGTGGTCTCTTCTTCTTTGGTAGTTCCATGAAGGAATCTATCTGCATCTGCTTCCTACAACAGTAGGTTACGGTGTGTGGTGTTATGCTTATGTCTCTTAGACTATCAGATAATGGCTGGCCAAACTTTGTAGCAATGAGCCATAGATTTCTGAACTCATTGCTTCTGGCTAGTTTTTTAGGTCCTCTCCTGCTATCTCAAGCATGAGGTAACCACTCAGAACTTGACTCTTTAGTTCCGTCGCGGAGTTGTCAAATTCATCATAAGATGCAAATGCACGCGTGCTATACTTTCGGTCTTTAAAAGTACCAAGATACGCACACCAGCTATTGAATGTTCTGAGCATTTCTGCCTGGCAAATAGACCTGACCGTGGATTCCAGAAACATCTTGACCAAGTTTTCTCGTGGTAACTTACTCAGTTCCTCACTTTTGGCCTGGACGATCTCCGCCACCTTCTTATCTATAGCCTTGTTGGTTAGTGCCTTGAACTCATCTAGGTCGGACTCGTACTCTTCCTGGACCTCCAATGAGGCATCACCTTCCGGCTCCATTGGCTCTCTTGGTCTATCGGCTTCTTTTATAGCCTGGCTTCTGATCTCCGGGGAACTAGCCAGTATAACCATGTTAACCAATACACCATCCTCGATGTCAGCGTGGTCAGGAACCATCGCCGCATACGAGTTCGTGCTTTCATCATTAAGTTCTTTTCTTAGTCCTCTACTTGCTTTGAGGGCCATCTTACGAGCTAACCCCAAATCACTGTCGCCCACAACTCTCTGGTACAGTACCAGGGGCTTAGTGCGAACCATCACAGGCTCACCATCTCTCCCCGTAATTGTTAGCTCTCCAGTCCACTTAAACAAATCATTTAGGTTCATCCTAACCTCCAAAAATAGGAATGGGGCTATATCCTTATTTCTAAGATATACAGCCCCTTGTCCTTAACCTTTAGTGACTATTAACTACGGTCTTGCGCCACTATATACGATACAGGCTCCTGTGGTGGATTTCCACCCGAATGTCTGTGTCACGTTCCCACCGACATTTGTGGTGTTACCTTCTGATGTGACGGTAACTGCGGGAATATAGACTGTCTTTAGGACATTGCCGATATTTCCACACCCACTCGCTGGGTCGTGCAACTTGATTTCTAGTGAAATGCCTGTCGCTGTAAACTCACAGTCCCGGAACTCTGTTACGCCGGAAGGGTTCAACTGGCCCGTGGTGAGTAGAGCGATTAGCTCAAGATCAGTATCTAGTACTGATAGATCACCAGTGACCTGTGGTACCTGTGTGATGGTGCCCACAATGCTTGTGTTGCCCTGTTCCTTAATAACCGTGTTGGGGAAAGTGCCACGAACAGATATAGACTGTACTCGATCCACGGTCCCTGCGGCGAGGGACACCGGGATGTTCTTACCACGGATCGCCGCTGGAATCGAACTATCCAGTACGGGTACCCAGTTGTTTCCAACAGGGTTAGCGTGGTAGATTACTACGAGTTTGGATGTAATGGCATCGGCGAAGGAGATGTTGGTACCATCGCAGTAGTATTCACCAGTTGCCGGAGCAACTGCTACTTCTGTTAGGTACTCGCCATCTAGAACGACCGTCATACAGTAGTTACCATTTTTCAGCACGAGTGCTGTCTGGGTCAAAGCCTGCGGGCTTCCGGCACCAAGGTTGTAGGTATCTACCACTACGTCGTTCTTGAACCATCGCTTCTCATTGCCAGCTACGGTATATTCCTCTGTTGCTTCAGCATCTACGGAATATGTATAAGTGAACCCAGTAATCCTACACTTACGTAGGTGGATACTCTTAATATAGTCCGATACGTTGGCATCCTTTACGACGCCAACTAGGTCGATGTCTCCAAGGTTGTTAATATCCACGCCTAGGGCGGGATATGCGGTTGCATCTGTACCTGTCAAAGCCGCGAACAGTTTAACAGACACATCCATGGCCTGGAAGGTTGCTGTCACTTCTGGAATGTCTACCGTCTGACCTGCGTGATATTCATTACCCAACTCGTCAATATCTGTGGTCGGGAAGTTTACAGGCATGTCTAGGCGCTGAATACGTGCTGCCAGGTAGCTACCCAGGGGGCCAACTACTCGCAGTGCGACTTCTTGAAACGGAATAGCGACTCTTCGTGCCATTTAACTTTCTCCTTTATTTGTTTCTTTCAGATAGCTAATAGCGTTAGCTAGGATTTCGGGACTCTCCCTCCCCTAGACTTAGCCATTAGGTTCCTCCTAAATCGGTTGATACTTAGTGAAGAAGGTGACGGCTGAACGCCAATACAACTTATCCACTAGTTGCTCGAAAGTATGTATTGGTCTCAGTTTACGTTTAGATACTATTAGCGTACCGATCTTCGTAGGTGACACGGTGGGAGGGAACCCCTCGTCGTAGTTGTATACATCGACCCCACATTCTAGGCCGCTGTATATAATGGACGCCAAGTTGTCCCGCTGTGTCTTTGTTTCCCCGAATGAATCAATGCGCCAGAATAGTAAATCTCTTTCACTACCACCAAGCTCGAATGGTAGACCCTCTATATCCAATTGTGTTATGGATACAGTGGGCAGTACCAGGTCAGTGTTTGGAAAACCATCCACGACTGTTACAGAACTTGGCACTAGACCGCTCAACCAATAATAAATAGATAAATCGAATTTCCTATGTAGTTCCATTGTTTCTCACCTGAACACTTCTCCTGTAGGCAACGGAGAGCCTGGTTGTATTCTACCTGCATATCGGCCACCAATAACCAACATATACCAGATACCACTACGGGATTCTCTTCGTTCCACTTGTACAACACCACTCGCCGTGCTACCGAAGGCGGTCCTCGTGAAACCTGTTTGTATTACGATTTCCGGCTTATCTAGTTGTTCCTCTATGGCGGAACCTAACTGTTCTTCAAGGTCTGCGGCTGCGTATTCACCAGCGATACGTAGTATCTCCGGTGCCATAGCCCTTACCTTGTCCACAAATGCGGTTCCGCTAAATGAGGGGTAGGCTGCCCCACCTGCATTTCCATCATTCAGAAATATCCAATAGGGCGCTTTATCCCCCCACGTCTCTAGTCGAACATCTATAACTTGCTGGTACGTTGGATAGTCATCGAAACGACTCCAACGATCTAAGCCTTCCCTAGCTGGTTTGTAAATACCATATGTCCAGCAAAATAACCTCTGAGCGGGTGTGCCGGTCGCACCCTCCCAAGCTGCCTGTTGTCCTTCTTCCAGGTCGTTGATGGTGCCAGCTACCTCCTCATCGAATATGATGAGGTTAGTACCGGAACCTATTTTATAATGTCTACTGTCCTGTAGATTTTCTAGCAACCTTTCCCTCAACGGTGGGTACTGAAACTCCGGTGTCATCTCGATTGCATCCATGGCAGCACCTATTAGCCTGTCCCGTGCGATGTCTAGCGCAATCTCACCGATGTTATTCTGGAGCGCGGTATTCATCTCTGACTCACTAAACTGGTTAGCGAATGACCCAAGGTTCCTAGTCAGTTCTTCCATCTCTATCTAAATGTAAGCCCTTCTATTTCGTCGCCAATAAGAATACGGAATACAGACCTAGTGTAGTCATTAAAGTGGTCTAATACCAGCTTTCTAACTAGAGCGTATTCCTCGGAGTTAATGTCTAGGATTTCCTCTAGGTCCTTTAGCAATAGCGCCAAATACCTTCCCTGTCTCCGTTTGACTGCCGATAGAACGTCTATCATATCCAAACCATTCACTTCCATTGTTATCACCCCTTATCTTCCAATAATGTAACGGTGATTCTATTCACCGGTTGCACTCCGCGTAGTTTGAAGTCCTTCACGTACATCATGAAACCATCGACTTCCACGTACTCCGAGTGTTGTACATTGTAGAGTGCCGCGCCACTGTAGGCTATCGTCACTTTACAATCCCCTTCCTCAATAATGCCACCAGTGGACCACAGAGGTTTGTCTGCATTTCTCCACCTGACGTGTCCGCTGCAAGGCCAACCTGAGAGCGTGTCCTTCCAATACCTACCACTACATTCCACACAGAATGGATCGGTAGCAAGGTTGGTTACCGGGTCGAGTGTGCAGGTGGTGCACGGCGTGCCCGTGACAGTCACATAGAATGTTACAAGTCTGCCGATAACATCTCTAATCCGGTTGATTATATCTGTAGTATTAGCGGGCCAGGTTATTCCGAAACTCATATTACTTCCTCAAATATCGCGTCCCATTGCTTCGCAATGTTCTTCCAATCGAATTGCGGTGCTGTGATGTACTCGTATAGATTGACAGCGTGTTGTTCACGCAACTCTGTGTCCGAGTAATACCTTTCCATAGCCTCTACTATTCCGTCCTCTGTCACTACAGCACCCTCAGTTAGAATCTGTGGGTATGTCTCGTAGTGGTCGATTGGTAGCAGAATGGCCCGGTCCTCACCATAAATCTCTTTACAGGCAGAGCTATTTGGTACAATCTGTGCCTTGCCGCAAGCCCCGTGCTCGAACGATGTTAGGCCCCATCCTTCGCCCATAGAGGTGTTAATCCCAACATCACAAGCATTATAGATGTTATTGAGATGGGCATCACTCACGTATTTGGCCGGACTGAGGTCCATCGTAGATAGTACCAATCTATCCGCAATACCAAACCTATCGCACAATCTGATAACGTGCCATCCCATGTCCTCTATACCCATGTGGAGGTACAACTTCACATTGCTAGGCTTGTCCTTGGCGAATCTGGCAAACCCCTTAATGGTCAAGTCCACCCGCTTCCGTGGCTGGTTTCTATTTGCGTTCAGAAAGATGAAATCATCTTCTGTCAAACCAGCCAGTTTCTTTCTGGCAACCATAGAGTCCACTGGGTGGAAAACCTTTCTATCAATGCCGTGTGGGATAACCCGCACATCTGCATTTGGTGCGTGCTCAAGAACCGCTTCCCTGGCATATTCCGTATAGGTCACCGGAACGGTCAATTGGGAAATCGGTATAACCCACTCACTATCCAATGGTTTCGCGTCCACTGGAAAATATGTCACAACTTTCTTAACATACGTATCTGGTATCTGCTCAAGGTATTGCGGGATCATCCAGGAATCGTTTAGAATAAAGATCATATCTGGCTTGATATTTTCAACCATCTTCTTCAGCCGTCCAATCCCAAATAGGTCACCGCCCAACACTGCCGGGTATAATAGTGCTTTAGCATCTGGATACGGGTCACCTCTGTAGTTAATAGCCAGATGATGAATCTCGTACTTCCCCCTCGGCAGATTACCATAAATACTGTGGTTCACTCTAGCGAACCCAGTGGCAACTCCACCATCTCCTACCCATAGAATGCGTGCCTTTTTCATTTTCCTCTCCTATGCGGGGTCGAATCCCCACTTTGACTTGAAGTAATTCTTGTTCTCAGTGAACTGGGA